TATCAAAGTTTCAATTTTTGACTGATATGAAGCTTCTCTGGAAGCTAGATACGCAAGAGAACATCCGACCTCAAGAATTGTCTGTCTAGTATTAACGTCAATACTTGAATTTAAAACATATAGTTGACCACGCGGTAATTTTGCCACTCTAGAATTAGCTAGCGTAGCATAAATATTAACTCTAGAACCTAATGGGAATAGAGTTTTATTGTAATCTAGTATACTTGTATCGCCGCCGAGAACAATAGAACCTTTAGTTGTAATTATATTTGTACTATAAGCAGAATCATCAGAAGTAGAACCTTCAATTAAAAAGTCACTATAATCAGTGCCATTAATATATAAACGTATCTTAGAAGTCGTATTGGCAAGTGTCATCTACACCTCCGTTAAGCCAAAGCTTAATAAAAATACTTCGTTGGTTCTGCCTACTCTTGAGATAGTAGGTGGAGATGTAAAGAATGCAGTAGTTGTAACTATAGGTATATTTACATTATTGGTTGCTTCTCTTAGTAAGTTATCAACAATATTGACAACAGAAGTATTCAAAGAAGTGGACCGATTTGTATCCCATGCCGTGAAGATTGCATTTAATGCTGCGATTTGTCCATCTGTTGCATATGTAGCAATTGCCCAGATTTTGCGTTGTTGGCGAGCTGGACCTTGCGCGTAACCTAATCCGATCTGGGTAAATTCTAAGCTAGCTTGACCTAGTACAGAGCTCGGTAGATCGTCCCCTGAGAAGTCCGTAAAGGCCACAGAAGTGCCTCCGTAGCTGATTGTGATACTTCCAGCCATCCTTAGATCCTCCGGCCGTTACGGAGCCGCATACGGGCCACATTCGTCATGATCTTCGACGCATCTGTGACAGGTTGCTGGCTTTGAATCGTCACGTTGTTTGTAATGCGTTGATTGCCACCAGATCCAGTCAAAGCAGCGGTCATTTGCTTGACTAGGTTGCCGGAAACGCCAGTATCTCCATTGCCAGAGATAGATGACTGCATCGGAGACAGTTTGCTTCTGCTGTTAGCTATTTGTGAATTGTATTGCGAGTTATTAGTTAACTGTTTTGTGATTGCTGCTGGTAAGATCGTACCTGCGCTAGGTGCTGTCCAGTTAATGTTAGAGCCTGCAGGCAAGAGCTTCACATCTCCAAACTTGTTCATGAATGATTCTCGACCAAGCCCAGCATCATTAACTCGATAGGTTTGTCCTCCCGCAACAGGACCACCCATCCAACGGGCACCACCACCAGTACCACCAAGTTCTGCTTTTACTAATTTGGTTTTACCTAACAAATCATCCATAACTCTGACCATGTCGGCAATCGTATCTTTAGTGTTAGTAAATTCTTGATTGACACGTTGAACTTCTCCGGTCATCTGACCTAAATGATCATTGCTTTCCGCTAACAGTTTGCTGATCCTTTCTTGCTCTTTCTCTATATTTTCAGTAGCTTGGAGCTGTAAGCCGTAAGCGTTTGTTGCTCCTGTAATAGTTTTTTCATCAATAGCTTTTGTCTCTTTTGTAGCTTCCTCAATTAAATTTACTGTTTTTAAGATGTCTTTATATTTTACTCCAGTCACACCTAAGGCTTTTGTTATTTCGCCTTCAGCTATCTTTCTATTCGTATGCCGTGTAAACAATTTCTTCTGTAAGGCTTCATCGATTAAGGCTTGACCGGCTAATTTCTTCCGCAGATCTAGATTTTGGCTTTCAACATTGAATTGTAATTGATTTAGCTTAAGAACTTCTTCATAAGCACTTACTTGCCTGGTGAGATTTGCCGCTGCCTCATTATTGCCTCTTGCTCGTTGAATTTCGGCTTCACCTCTAAGCCTTGCTTGAATTGTTTTTATTTCTAATTGTTGTAAAGTAAAAGCAGTTTGTAGTTTTGTTTTATCAATAAAATTCTCTATTGAACTAATCTTAGCTAATAGTCTTAGTCTATTCTCTTCAATTTTTTTTCTGCCTGAGCCACTACGCTCTTGTCCGATAGCACGATCGAATACTGTGCTGATAGCAGACTTTACAGTGCCTGCGGTTGATTTGATGCTGTCCTTGACTGTATTTACCTTAGAGGCAACTAGTTCTACAGCTTGAGCATAGCTTTCTGCGGCTGCAGTGCCTGCTTCAAATACCCTTTCGACTTCATCAGTGACCATGTCGGCAACATTTCTTGCAATTTCTGCTGCTTCCTTTTCTGCCTCTAAGGCTTCTGATGTTAATTTATCAAGTTTGGTGTAGTATTCATCGTCTAATTTTTCTGCGGCTTGACCCTCTTCCTTGAGCTTCTTGATTCTTTCTTTAGCTCTTGCAACATCGTTCTTTGCCGATTGAGCCCTATTCCGTTCTAGTAATATTTCTGTCTTAGCAAGTCCTTCAGTTGATATACCTAGATCAATAGTATATTTTCTTTCTAAAAGTAAACTTGCAACTTTTTCTTGGCTTACTTCTCTTTTTTGCAGTTCTTCTAGCTTTTTCAAAGTGAGTACTTGCTTTTCTAATTCTTTTGTAGAGACGCCTCGCAGCTTAGCCTCTTCTCGTATTTTTTTATTATAAATCTCTGCAACCTTAAGGCGCAAATCTGTTAAAGCAATATCTTTTTCTAAATTTGCAATGTTGTCAATTGCTGCTTCGTCGCCTATTTCTTCTTCAGCCTCCTTTGTCCTTATTAAATCTTCCCTGTAAGTTTTCAAATCTTTTACATTCTTTAGTAATGCCGTTGATAAATTCTCAAAGGCTTCAGGGCTTAGTCGTCCCATATCCCCAGACTGCGCTGTCCTGATTAAATCCTGCAAGGCATCTTGAACTTGATTCATGTCTCTTGCTGCGTCATCAATATTTAGCGGAAGAAAAACCATCCGTTCCATTAAGTCTTTTGGAGGCGTGAGGCCAATGGCTTTCATTATTCTTTGAATACGGCTCAATTTTTTGACTTGAATGTCTATTTCTTTTGTATTTGCTTTTAATCGTTCTCTTGTTTCTTCTAATGCAGCATTAGTTGCCGAGAAGGCTTCTTTAGCAGAGGTAAAAGCTTCGCCTATCTTTGACATTCCAAAAGAAATAGCTGCTAATATGATAAATTTTTTGGCCAATGCCCCTAGAGTGGCCCCTAATGCGAGAAGTTTTCCTTTGAGTACTTCAGTAGTTGTAGCGGTAAATGTCAAATGGCCCGCAAACGTTGCAGTCGCTGTCGATGCTAAGGCTGATGCACCTGCATAAGCTAATTTTGCTAATTTAATTGTAACAAAAGCTGCCGTCAGAGGAATAATAATCCTAAGCAAGCCGCTAAATAATCTACTTACAAAAGCAATCGGTTCAAAAATAAATATAACTGCTTTTGCTGCAGTCAGCATAATATTAACAAAATCTCTGACTGCTAAAACAATATTATTAAAAGTATCGGCTAGTAATGCACCGAATTGGCTATTAGCAACCGAAGCAATAAATTGTTCAATACTTTTTTGAATTGCGAAAAAAGCTTTGATGCCAGGATCTAACGCTACTGCAATAGCACGAAGATTATTGACTTTTAAATTATTGATTTGGTTTTGCAGCTGCTGTACAGTTTCGTTCCCATCTCGAACCATCGCAGCTAACAGTTCAGCGCCATTGGCCATTTTAGAAACAGCTTCGACAAATACCTTTGAAGTGACTTGGCTGTTGCTAATCATCTCCTCCAATTCTTGAGTGGTAACGTTAAGAGCATCTGCTAATTGCGTTCTGAAGGCACCATCAAGTTCAGAGATCTGTTGATTAAGTTCTTCTGCCTGGAGCTTTCCTTTGCTCAGCACCTGAGCGAATGCCTCAAGGAATCTACCGGATTGTTCAGTGTTCAATCCAAGTGTTTGCGTTCTTGCTGCAATGGCTTCAATAAATTTACTCGAATCTTTAGAGTTAACACCTACTGCCTTCAAAGCAGGAATCATCCTCTTGAATGATTTCTCTACTTGTTGAATTGGTGCTCCAAGTCTGTTTGCAATGCCGGCGGCCTCAGCAAGGGCTTCGCTTGCTTGAACAGAAGATAGCCCAATATTTTTTAAAGCTAAATCAAAGCCTTGAAGTTGCTTCTGTTGATTAATTAATTCATTAATCTTGCCAGTAAACGTGCCAATAATTGCAGAAAATGCAACAAAACCCGCCTGAGCGGAGGCTACTTTATTTAAAACACCAAAGAATGTTTTGAAAGGTCCATTAGTTCCAGATATTTCAGCATTAATTTTTCTTAGTTCAGCTGCATATCTACGCTGCTCAGCACTGCCTTGAACATATCTTTCAGATAGCTTTTGAAGCCTTGAGGCTAATTGACGCTTCTGGGCAATGGACCCTGCCATCACACCATTTACCTTGTTTAATGCTTCTTGATATCCTCGTACTTTTTGCTCCGTATGTTTATATGCAGCACTGGTTTTATTTAATGATGATAGCTTTTGCTTGGCAGCAGATAAGCCTTGCTTTAAAGCAGTTGCAGACCCTTTCTCTGCTCCAGTTAAAGTATTTAAAGAGCTAGCAAGTTTTTTCGATCCTTCTGAAAGGTTGTCAAATTCATTGTCTACAGCCTTAAGTTTTCCTGAAACAGCATCTCGTCCTTCTAATTGAACAAATATTTTTTTAGTTGCTTCGCCTTTTAATTTAGGCCCTAAGTCATCAAGAGCGTCAGCAATTTCTTCAATAGATTTTCCAGTTTTTGCAAGCTTTTTATTGACATCATCTGCATTATAATTAGCAGAAATTTCAATCTCAATGCTTTGCGCCACTGATTGCCACCAAGACTAGAATAGTCTGCCAAGAAAAAACCCCGCCGTAGCGGGGCATTTGAGGCTTTTTTAGTTAATATCAAGCGTTAGCGTCGATATCTAAGTTATATGGGCCGTAGCCATTTAGCGTTGCACTGAAGGAAACCACGGAACCAGCTTCCACTGATTCAGAGTAGCCTTCGAGGGTGCCGTAGCCGTAGATGGTCTCGTCAGTTCCGGTTGGTCCGATACGAGCAAATTTAACGCGCAAGCTGTTGTTAACAGTGTTAGCTTCAGCCAAACGCAAGACCTGATAGGCTGCACTCTTGAAGTCAGCAACACCTTCTAATGACAGGCTGAAGGACTTAGTGGTAGCGATGTTAGTGTTATAACCACGGGTTGTGCGGTCATAAGTAATCACATCTTCGCTAGAGGTATCAGTCTCTAGTGATGCGTTAGTCAATCCAAGCAGCTTGAAGGGCTTGTCAGTGGCGGTAGTGCCGTCCATTGCATAAGCTTGGCTTTCGACAGTGAAGATACCAGTTGCAGTGTCGTATGCGACAGTATCATTGTCGAGAGCAACATTACCTTCATCACCAAGAGTTGAACTATCAGTCTTGATGAATCCAGTACTAGCACTGCTAAGGCCAGTACCAGTCGTGATACCAGTAAAGGTTAAATCGGTTTGAGCGGAAGCCAGTGGAAGTAAGTAAACCTTATATCCAAAGGCTGCAGAATAATTAGCCATGGGTGAATTTCCAGAATGCTGAAAACTGAGCAAAAATGGGGGATTCACCCCACTATCGTAGGGTTCCTAATGGTCTGGAATACTATTTATTCGCCTGCAGTAAAAATGCCTGCAATAACAAGGTTTTAAGGTAAGGAATCTAAGATTGCAGTTGCGTCTGCATGTAAACCACCATTCTCAGGAATCATAATCATTGTCTGTACACGAGCGCCAAGACCTTTAGAGACTGTCAAGGTTTCAATGGTTTTAGCACCATAAAACAAATGTAAAGCACGCTTAGCAGCAGCATCTAGATCACTACCTGTTGACCCGTCCCATACAATTAAAAATACTTTCCAAGTAGTCAGCAGGTCAGAGTTATCGTTTACATAGTCTTTGCGACCAATATCCCCAGAATCATGAATAATACATTCCAATCCAGTTTGTGATTCTAACTGTGGAAGAGTTTCTCCAGGAGTTAAGATAACAATTGATGGACTTGTGCTTCCGCCAGTAAAACTATAGCTTCCTATGTATGAAGAAAAGCTACTGTCATTAGCTAAGACGTTATAAATAATCTGCGGTGTCGTGGCAAAAGTTTGCGCCATCGGAACACGAAAAACCGTGTTTTAGTCTGCCCAATTTAAGGAACTATAGATTAGACAGCCGCCAAGGTGCTCATGAGAAGCCCAGATGCCTCATCTTTAAGCGGAGTCATTGTCATCAGAACTCGATGATTAAAAAGGATTTACCGATCCGACCAAGGATCCATGACTACCTTTTTAATCTAGATGCAATGACAAGAAAAGAAGCGAAACACCTTTGGCGGCAATCGATCAAAGAGGCTTGGTGCAACTGTTGCGCGTATTGCGGAAATCCACCAATTGACGATGCCTCATTAACTCTGGATCACGTTAAACCTCGAGCCAAGGGTGGTGAAGACAGGACAAGTAATTGTATTCCTGCCTGCAAAAAATGCAATCATTCAAAGGGAAGTCAAGAATGGGCTGAATGGTTCCGCAATCAAAACTCATACTCAATGGAGCGTGAGTACAGGATTAGGGCATGGATGGAAGCTGAAAAGCAAAACATTCCTATTTCAGGAGATGTCTTTGATTGTCAATCTTTTTCGGCAGCAATCATGCAGCAATAGGAACCTCAACCCCTTCTTTTGCGCTGTAACGTATAGTAGCCTTTGGCATTGTTACTTTAATAATGCCACCGAGAGTCGATTCCATTTCGATCGTCTGCTCAGACACTACATCTTCCATAATTAACATACCTTTAACTGTGTTGTCTGCAATCTCTGGTGCTAAAATTATTGCTTTTTCGTGAATAAGACCTAAGAAACTAGGAGGATTGCCCGTCGAAGAGCTTTTGAGATCCTTATAAAAGCAATATGCCCATCGAGGGAATAACTGCTGCTCTATAAGTTCCATAGCAGCTGCTCCATATGATCCTAAAGGCATGTTTGAACTTTCTGTCGGCTGATATAAAAAGAAATCTTCCATAGCAAATGGTTTTTTATTCTTTTTAGAGTCTCTATTGATATTGGCAAGCAAGGATGTCTGCAACGCTATTGGAGCTTCAGCTTCGTGCAATGACTTTCTTTTGTAAGACAAGGCACTATCATATGCCTCGAGTACATACATGTAAGGCAAATTATGGTAATTCTGCAAGGAGAACTCTGTGTCTCCTACGAAGATTTGTTTTAGCTGCCAGTATATCTGTTCAAAAGGGACAGTCGTTCCCCATTCTCCATTTTTTACTTTCCCACAATTTCAGCAGCCTCTTCATCTTTTGTTTTCTTTGGTTCAGTATTTAAAATTTTCTGCTCTTCCTCTTCATACAGCTTGCTAAAATCAGCAAGTAATTCTGGCTGAAGTTCCATCGTATCTTCTAATGTCCAGTCAGAATCAATCCTTGATTGGATTAAAATTGTTGTACAGGCGATTGCTTTGCGCTGCAATGATTCAACCATCTGGGTTTGAATGCCAGCAATATTATCGCCATAATCAGCTGCAACGCTAGAAGCTAGCGCACCACTTGAGCTGCCACTAATAATATCAACAATTAAGTTATACCCTTTTTCTACAGTAATTTTCTTTTCGCGAGAAATTTGACTTGCTAATTTTACGATAGATGCTACTCCATCGCTACCTTGCATTACAGTATCAACAAAAGATTTCTCCGCAACACTTAGGTATCCTCTTTTCTCGATTTCGATAACTCCAACTTCTTCATTGCCTAGCCGCACAGGCCGGGACTGCATTCTCGGAGCAATTACAAACGGTAATTTCGCCATAAGGGTCACAAAGCGACGTAGTATTCCTATCAGATTAAACCTGCTATCTTTTGAGTAAAAATCAAATTATATTCTTTTTCAAAATCAAATTGATCAACAGGGCCTTGACCGTATAAAACAGAGTCTACCCATGGCCTGCCTGGGTAATATTGTTTAATTTCTGGATTGCCATACGGATTAAAATATCCACCATAATGAACGATTGCCGCGTAATCTTCACCATACGAAATGCTTATCTCACCATTCTCGACTGAGACGATTAAGCTATCTCTTAATCTTCCTGTGTCAACAATATCTCTCGTATCACCTTCCCAGTCCCAAACAGGACTTTGTATGGAGGCATCAAGAGCGTCTTTTAATTTCAATGAAATCTCGTTTAAAGTTTGATTGTGAGCTTTTTTTAGTTGCTCAGGAAGTCCATTGATAAGAGCATCTAAATTATTTTGTTTTAAAGAAAAATCAACTACAACTTTACCTAGGTCCAGTTCATATTTGTCTTGACTAATTTCTTTAAT